ACCGAACCGGGGTGGTCGAGCACCAGCTCCTTGGCGATCGCCGCAAGGCGCTGGATGGCCCCGCCGAAGGTCAGCTTCTGCTTGCTGTCGGCGCCGGTGACCAGAGTCCCGGCAGGCATGGCTGCCTGGAGCTGGGTGAAGGTGCTCATCAGCAGGTTGGTCGAAACCGTCACGACCTCGCCGATGAGAACCGCATCGTACGGGGTGTTCCCGAACTCGTCGGCGGTCATTTCAAAGACCTCAGGCGTGTAGGTCAGGGTAGTCCCGTCCTTGGTGCTGCCCAGGTCCTCGCCGCCGTAGGTGATGCGGCAGGGCCCGAGGCCCACGCTGATGGGATCAAACGCCATCGTGCTCACTCCTTCTCATGGGCCCAGAGGCCCGACTAGACCCGTGTCCCAACAGTCACGTGGAGAGCGATGCTCGCCAAGTGCTCGCCAGCCTGGTCGCTCGGCAGGATCAAGGGCTCCTGGACCCAGCACTGCCGGATCCATACCCGCTCGTGGGGCGGCGGGCGGTGGTGGAAGAGCTCCGCCACCCGGGCCGCCCGTTCTCCGAGGCCCTTGGTGTCTGCCTGGCCAGTGGGCAGGTCGTCCATCCAGATCCGGACCAGCACCGTCGAGTGCTGGAGCTGGCTCTCGGGATCGGTCGGGGCGGTCAGGATGTGGACCGTGCAGCTCGGATTCGTCCAGTTCGTCCGCCGTTTGTCGCCCTTGTCGATGCTGTTGACCATGCCCCTGAACGTCTCATCGCCGTTCAGGACCCGGTAGAACGCCGAGAGGATGTCGTCCTGGTTGATGGCGCCCAAGTCACCACCCCCTCAGCTCCCGGTAGTAGACCGTCGCCTTCCGGGCCTCCCGCTCCAGGTCCGGCTCGCTGATCTGGATCCGGCCGCGGAAGATCTCCCGGAGTTTCGGCTCGTAGAAGTCGATGGCCCCCTGGAGGACCCAGTACCCCTCGCGGCGCTCCACGAAGATGCCGTAGAGCTCGCCGGCGTAGAGGGTGCCAGCGGGTTCCCCGCCGGGGGCCATTTCGTAGTCGATGGACCTTCTGAGGCGCCCCGTCCTGTCTTTGAACGGGGCATTCGCCCGGGCGTAGGACCGGAGTTGTTTGAGGACGTACTCGACGGCGTCCCGCCATTTCCTCCGCCCGACCAGGGCAAGGGCTTCGGTCTTGCGAAGCGCCTCATCCAGACCCGAGAGCGTGCCGGTAATGCGCAGCCCTCGGCTCATGGTCAGGAGGTCGGATGCTTCAGGCAGCGCACGGCCTGCGGCAGGACCACCTTGCCGTCCACCCGGCGGATGGCCCGGAAGGCGATCTGGTCGCTCTCGAAGTACCGGTCGGCGCTCCGCTGCACGTCCACACCCTGGCGATCGACGATGTAGTAGGCACGGCTGAAGTCGCCGAAGGCGATGCTCTTCGTCCCGGAGCCCACGGTGGGCATGTTGCTGGAGAGGTACACCGGCCGGCCGAGCAGGGTGGTCGGCGCGGATGCAGCCAGACCCTCCACCAGCAGGTAGCGTCCGGAACCGTCCACGAGCTGGCGCAGAATGCTCATGGTCGCCGGGTTCATGACCCAGACCGCGTTGGCCCGGTACGGCACCGGCAGCGAGTCGTAGAGCTTGAGGATGTCTTTGACGTCAACGGTGTCCTTGGCCTGAGCCGTGACCGTGGGCACGCTGCTGTTGGTCAGGATGCCTTCGGGCTGCTTGGCCGTATCGCCCCCGCCGGTGAAGAAGGCAGCGTCCTCCTCCTGGGCGAACGCCTCGCCGAAGAGCTGGGCGAGCAGGGCCTCCACGTTGATGGCGGAGTCTGCCAGGAGCTCGTTGGAGACGAGCGTCAGGGCACCCAGCTTGCGCGGGGTGAAGACGACCTGGCTGAAGGTCGCATCGCTCTCGATGATCGGCTGCCCTTCATCGGTCCAGGCGGCCGTGACACCCTGCGTCAGGGCCGGGAAGCGCACCTGGGCGGCCGCGATGGGGCCGATCACTCGAGCGATCCGGCGCATGACCGACTGCTCGTTGAGAGCCCGGATCAGCTCGGCCTGGAACGACTCAGGCGCCAGGACGCCGCCTGCGGTAGCCGGGCTCAGACCGAGGGCTCGGATGTCATAGGACTCGCCCCGGATCCAAGCGGCAAAGGCACTCCGGGTCTCGGCCAGCGGGCTGGACAGCATCGGGTCCACCCGGACGCTCACGGCTTGCTGGACGTTGCCCGCGGTCCAGGCACGATCCTGCCGGCGTTCCTCAGACTTCGGCTGCTCCCGAGCCTGGAGCTCCGGTTCAGGCGTCTTCGGCGTCTCCCGGACCTCCCGAGCGGGCTCGACCTGTGGTTCGGGACCCTTGGTGGCTTCTCTGGTCTCCTGCGGGGTTTCGGTGGCCACCTGAGCCACCGCCTGATTCTCCTTGCGCTCTTCCACGGTGGTCATCTCCTCTCTATTCGTCACGCTGGTGCCGAGATAGGCGGGCATGGAGGCGATCGAGACCTCACGGAGGTCGGCCTCGATAACTTCGCGCACCTGTCCGACCTGTTCGTCCGGCACCCATTCCTCCCGGCGGGCGACGAACCCGACGGACATGCCCGCCACATCGCGCCTGCGAACTGCGGCCACCACGTCACGGCCGTAGGAGGTCTCCATGTTCGGCCGGATCGTCACTAGGAGCCCCTGGTCGTCCTCGCGGAGCTCCAGGGTCCCGTTCGACCGCCGGCCGAGCACCTTGCTCCGGTCGTGGTCCACGAGGGCCAAGACCTCCCGGCCTTCCTCAAGCGTCTTTGCGAAAGCCCCGCGCCGGAAGCGCTCCAGGAAGGGCAACGGCTGGCTGAGCTCACCCCACCGGATGGCGTAGCCGACGAGCCGGGGCTCTTTGTCCTCTCCCTCGACCCGAACCTCAAGCTGGAGAGTCCGGGTTTCGAGCTTGTCCTCCAACGGTCTCACCCCGCAATCTCGATGCTGCACTTGCATCCCAAGTGGACAGGCGGCCGGACCCGTGGGTACCGGGCGACCATTGGCCTATCCTCCCGGCCGCCGGGGCCCGCCAGGGGCTCGCCGATGGCCACGAACGGCTCGCCGACGCCTACGACCTTACCGTCCAGGCGCTGGCAGTAAGCGCAACCGCCGGCGTTGGTGCGCCAGCGGAGCTTTGTGGCGCCGGCTTCTCGGTACACTTGCAGGGCCGCTTCGTTGCGAATGATGGTCGCGTGGAGCTGGGCCGCCTTGCCGGGTCGGACGTTCGCCCAGTCGGCCACCACCCGCTCCACCGCCTCCAGGAGCTCGGGGTCCGAGGCAGCGGTGCGGACCGCCGCCAGGATCTGGGTCTCGGAGACGCCGACATGCTCCCGCAAGGCCTCCGAGAGGAGTTGTCTCGCCACCCGTTCCCGGGCCCGGTTGACGGCCTCCTCCGTGACGGTCAGCTTCATGGGAGGCAGAATCCCCAGGCGGGTCGCTTCCAGGGCCTGGAGATAACCCAGCTCCGCCCCTGCCCGGGCGGCCTCGGAGAACGGTTTGAGTAGTTGCTCCGCCATCCAAGTGGCCTTCTCGTAGTAGTCACGGATGGCCACTACAAGCTGCTCCAGGTCCGCCCGCTTGCCGGCGTAGCTCTCGACCAGGGCCAGGATTTCCTCGCCCTCCCGGGTGAGGACACCCCGGAAGGCGGCCTCCAGGCTCCGTTCGAGCTTCGCCTGGAGCTCGTCGTGGGGAGAGAGGGCCCGGGTCTCTACGGGTGCGGGCTCATGGCGATTACCCACCGGGACAGGAGGCTTCCGGGGCCTGGCAGGCAGGTTCTCCCGTGCCCGGATCTCGTCCGGATCCATCCAGCCGCCCTGCACCGCGACCAGGTAGGCGTTATAGCGGCTCGTGGTGTCGGCCCGGAGGAGCCCGTCCACCAGGAACTCACAGAAGTACGGCTCACCGGGGGCGAAGAGCTTCCGTTGCAGGGCCTCCTCGATCCGGGTCAGCATCGGCTGGAGCGAGAAGGTCAGGAACTCCAGGCTCTGAGTCTCGACGTTCGCATAGGTGCCTCGGGCGGTTGGGTCCAGGAGGTGGGCGGGAATCCGGAGGGCCGCCGCGATGGCCCGCATGGCGTGCTGTCTGGCCTCCAGGAGCTGGGCCTCCTGTGCGGTGGCGCTGATCGGGGTGAACTTCACGCCCTCTTCGAGGACGGCCGTCCCTTGCCGTCCCCGGCCTCCATGGGCGGCCTGCCAGCTCCGCTTCAGCCGCTCCGCCGCCTCGGGGGACAACCTCCCTGGGTGCTCCAGCACCCCAGATGGCTGAGCCGAGTTGGCGAAGTAGTCAGCTGCCATCTCTTCCGCCGCCAGGGCAGCCCCGATGGCCTCCCTGGCGAGGTAAAGAGGCGAACGTCCGTTCATCCCGTCGTCGGCCAGCATGACCACGTCAACGATCTCCGCCGGCGAGAAGGTGCGGAGTCCCTCGGGGGTTGCCACCTTGTAGGTGAAGACCCCGCCCGTGGTGTCCAGGCTCACCCGGGTGGGATGAATCGGCCACAGGGCGACAGGGCGCCCGTCCGCCCGGACGATCTGCGCAACAGCCCTCCCATGCGTCAGCAGGTGAAGCGCAAGCGTCTCCTTGAAAACGAACGGGGTCTGGATCGGGTTCGGCTCGTCGTGCAGGAGCCGGTAAACCGGGTGCTCCTCCGCCCGGCGCCGCCCGTCCCTGGTCCGTTCGTAGACGATGATGGGGAGGCTCGCTGTGAGCTCGGCCAGCAGTCGCACCGCCCCAAGGACGGCAGGATGGCCCAGAGCGGATTCGGGACTGACGACCACGCCGGCCCGGGACCGGCTGCCGGCGAGCTCGAGCCAGCCGTCCGGGTCACGGAGTGTCATGGTCCGGTGCTCGGGCCTGCGCTTGAAGAGGTCCAGGAAGCCCATTGTGATCACTCCTCAGATCACCAGCACGTCCCGCTCCTCATAGACGCTGCGGCCCTGCCCCGC